TCTCCCAAGCACCGGAGCCTGCACCGTCTGAGTGGTAGTGTCTGCCTGCTGGAGCCGCTGCCACGCCCTTAGGCTCATGGAGGTACGGGTCTGTCAGTGTAGAATGCGAGATATTAGCCATTAGTTCCTCCAAGGATGTGTGGTGGGGGCCACCCGAAAGCAGCCCCCTTGGTCAATTAGACCAGTTTCTTGAACTCAACGATGAGCTTACCAGCACCAGCGGTGTAAGCAGCAGTACCGTAAAGCAGACCGACGTGTGCGTCAGCAGTCAGGTATCCGAGGACACCAGAAGCCTGAGCGCCGTCACAGCGAACTACGTCACCGTCACCGTCGATAACAGTCAGAGCAACAGCAGCATCGATACCGTCAGCGTCGATGGCAGCGCCAGCAGCGTTGTATGTACCGATTGTCAATGTAGCAGCGCCACCAGAAGTAGCAGCAGTGGTCATAACCAAAGTTGCACCAGTGATAACGGAACCAGCAGGGATGACAGCTTTGTTCACATCAATGTCAGCAGCACCAAAGGTGGAGCCAATAGCAGTGAAATCAGCAATGTCGATAACCAGTGTACCAGATTCGGTAACACCACGGTCGATGACTTCGCCTTGGCCACCAAAAGTAAGGACGCGAAGTCCATCAGCGTTTGTGTAAGACATTTTAGTCTCCTATTCTTTCTAGATTATACGTTAGTCTTAGAGACAACACGAACCATGTTCTCAGGGCGGTACAGCTTTACGCCGTAACGAGCAGTAGTAACGAACTCGTTGCGCTGGAAGTCCTTGTTGTACTCGAAGTCAACTTCTGGCATCTGGCGCCATGCACCAACGAATGGAGTAGCAGCACCATCTGTGGAGAAGAACAGGTTAGCCTTACCGTTAACTGTGGAGAAGTCCACGCCAGCGTCAGCAGCAGTTGGCAGTGCGCCGTCTGTGATGTCCTTCAGGTAGTTCGAAGTGTAAACGTCAAAGCCATAGATGTTGGCGATGAAGTTCATACCTGTTGCGATACCTGTGGAGACAATGCCTTCCCACTTAGGGTTGTTGGCTACGGAAGTCAACTGGGACAGTGTGTTCAGTGTGAACTCAACCGATGGGTCAACAATAGCAACAAGACCACGATCAGGAACGTTAGCCTTCTTCAGAGCGAAGCGTGCACGAGCAAAGTCATCAACAGTGATAACAGCGCCTGTACCACCAGCAGCCCAACGGTGCTCGATACCGTCAATAGCTTCGTTGGAGTTAGCAGATACACCAGTCTCAGGTGTTGCAAGTGTTGTGGCTTCGAAGTGTGCCATGATTGCACGCTCTTGCTCAGGAACAAAGCGGCTCATCATCTCTTGTGCGTAGAAAGCGTCTTGCTCTGCCTTCTTCGTCATGTAAGTCGCGCTCGACAGGTACTTGTCGATGGCGAATGTGAACTCACCAGTGTCGAGTGGGCGGTAAGTAACAGCAGTATCTTCTGCGTAGTTATCTACCTGTGCCTGACCGATCGATGGGATGGTGAACTGGTCGCCATCAGGGAATCCGTCGAGCATCTTGACATAACGCTGGGCGAACATTTCGTCGCGCAGGATGTCCTTAAGCTCTGTGGACCAGATTTCGGAGCGGGTCAACAGACCCATGTTTGCAGTTGTGTTAGACATTTTAAAGTCTCCTAGAGTGTTGTTGATTAAGCACCAAACTCACTACCCAAGCGTTTCTTATCTTCAAGAATCTGACGCTGAATCTGGGGAGTGTAGTAAAGTGTTTTGTTCTCACGACGTAGGTTCTGGTAATAGCCCCAGTCCCGTTTGTTCGTGCTTTGGTAATTGACACCTTCTGTGCGGATACTTCCTTGGGTCATTGATGGAAGTGGCTTCTTTACACCACCCAACAACGAAAAGAAAGCAGAGGGTGACTCTTTGGCAAGCTGTTCCATACGGTCCAGACTAATGCCGAGTTCTTTTGCTCGCTCTTGCACCTTCACGTTAGCCTCTGTGCCGTAGTCTTCCTGCAACTGCTTAGTCACATGTGAAAGATTCTGTTCTACGGTAGCTGCTGCTTCACGCTCAGTAAGGGTCTTCTCAACAAGGCTCTTCAGATCATCATCACTTACTGACTGGTTGGTATCACCGTCAGGGTTCGTGCCACTCAGATTATTATTGTTGGACTCTACAGTTTGCCCTGTGGTGGGATCAGGGGCCTTATTCTGTAGTTGCTCAAGTAGCTTGGCCGCATAGTCATTCTTGCCGAGGTCTTCCCGCATACTAGCGAGTTGCTCCTCTAGGTTCTTGATGTAAGCATCAGCTTCCAACTTCCCCTTGGCGATGACTTCTGGGTCTTTCCAAGACTCTCCGCGTGTCTCTACGAGCTTCGAGATAAATGATTCCTGTGGTTGGGTCTCAGCTTCTAGTTGCTCTGCTACCTGCTCTGCCTGTGGTTGGGCTTCGGCGGGTGTTTCTTCAAAAATAGACAAATTTACCGTTCCTTGTGGTTCAAGTCGATTAGTTTCATTATATCGTCGAGAACAGCATTATACTCATTCACGGCGATCTGTCGATGCTCCCAATTAGGAACAGTATAGTCTCGAACGCACTCCTTAGGTTTGTAGTGTCGTTCAAGAATCTCTCGTAGGTCATCAAAGGCATTGCGGTAGGCGAGAACCTCGCCCTTACGCTTTTCTTTCTCTGCCCCTGATAGACCCCTTAGCCAAACTGATTGCATTAGCGCCCCTGTTCTGCCGCCATAGCCAACTGTTCTTGGTTCTGGACTTCGGCCTCTTGCATTGCAGTCTGTGTCTCAAGCTGCTCCTTAACAGCGACATTTTCACCAAACAGCCTTGGTTCCCCAAGCTCCTCAGATAGAATACGCGCTAGTTCCTTGCCCGACAGGTGTGGGGCTACGGAAGGATCACCAGCCTTGACTTGTGACAACTGGGTAAGGCTCTGTACACGACGGGCACGCTCAGCAAAGTGACGTGCGCCAATGGGTGAGATTTTACCACTACCCACAATGTCAGAACGATCAATGGACATGAAGAACTCTTTACCAGTGTCCTCATCAATCACACTGATCTCCTCAAAGAGGCTCATGTTCCGACGACCAATCTCAAGCATAGCGTTAAGGACTGGCTCAAGAAACATACGCTCGAAGTGAGCAGTCTTGTGTTCAAAGATTCGGGATGCACTGTTCTGGAGAGACTGCACCTCAAAGGCTGTCTTCTCACCCGGAGTACGCATACCCATGGCCTGCTTAGGAGCACCAGCCATCTCTTCCATCTTCTGCTCAAGCACATTGATCTGCATGTCAGCTTGTAGCGCTGTGCCATCTGGGGCTAGGTAAGCTACGTCACCCTCTTCACCCAAATAGATACGAGCACCCGGCTCAAAGTCAAAGTCCTCTACGTCACCACGAATCTTCATAATCGGGTAGGCGATCTGGTCAAAGACGTCAGCCTTCAGGTTCTCTAGATGGTCGATGCGATACTGCATACCAACCAAGTTATCTAGTGGACCCATTGCATAGAGGTTGTCTGGACGTGTGCGCCACCCTGCATGGAAGATAGGCGCTGTGCCAAACCACGATGGGTTCTCTTCGTTGCTGAGGACGTGAGCGCGGTCCATGACTGTGATGACCCGGTCCTTCATAAGTGTCCCCGACTCGTGGTCGTAGATGTCACCGTAGAAGGTCAGGAGCTCAACGTAGTCAGACTCGTAGTAGTGCTGGATGTCGCTAAAGCCGTCAGCTACGAAGCCCTTAGCTTTATCTACACCCACTGTGGAGTTGCTCACTGTGCGACGACCTTCAACCATCTTGTTGAAAGCCTGTTGTGTTGCTTCGTTAGAGGGGTCACGGTCGATGTCCCGCTTCAGTTCACCCATAGACTTGATACTACGAATAATCTTAGGCGTCTTCTCAAAAGAGGACGCTACAGGATTAAAGCAGATGTCGTAGGGGCTGATACGGTTTGTACGAGGCCCAATGTACTTTGGTGTAGTTGTGCCGTCAGCCTTCTCTACATAGTCGGCCTCCCACTCTACAATAGCAAAGCAGTTGCCTGTGAGAATCCAGTCTACCAACAGATCGGAGACAGTGTTGACCAGACCCGAGTGCTTTGACTTAGTGAACATATAAGACTGGATGGCACGTGCCTTCTCCATCTTACCTGACTCATAGTCAGCAGCTTCCCAACGCATCCACTTCTGTTGTGGAAACAACGTAGCAAAGTAGTTTGCATGCAGGTTGTCAGAAATCTGAGTCAACTTGGGCATGGTAGTTGTATTGGACCACGGCAGAATAGCATTGCCTGTAGTAGTAGTGTCCGTAGCGTACACGTAGTTACGGAGTTCTTTAGTCTGCTCAAGCCAAGGTTGGCGAAGCATGTTCCACTCGTTCCAACGATTAGCAATCTCTACTGCTAGGTTGTCGGGGTTGAGTAGATGGTTGATGTCTACTGTTTCGCTCATTATTTACCTCCAGCGCGGAACCTACTGGCACTCCACGAGATGTTGTTTGTCTTCCTGTGGGACGCTGACTTACTAGGTGCAATCGCCATATCCACGGCTGAAGCTAAGGCGTCCTTAACGTCATCGTGGGGTGGGTTACGTGTTTGCAGTTCTTCTTCAAGGTACTGGACGTTGCCGCCTCTGTAGTGCCATATCTGAAGGTTGTCGTAACGTGGCTCAAGGATAGCAGAGATGCGCTCCTCTTTGTTGCCTTGGTGCTTAGTCGGCCTGTACTCATCCACAGAGAGTGCAAGTCCGTGTTGACGTATCAACTCTTTCAACTGCTTCACAATGGCTACCTGAGCTACCGAGACTTCTGCACGAATCTTGCGGAAGGTCCACTTGTTCTGTGCTGCTAGGATGTGATCAAAGTAATCACTGATACGGTCAGTCTTGAAGCGGTCAATGTCTAGGACGTAGATGTTGTTATCTGAATCTACCCCAATGGTTACAAGAGCCGTGTGGTCTGCCTTAGCGCGTAGACTGAAAGCAAAGTCGATCGCTGCAAAGATGTTTAGGCGCTTGCCCCTGTAGTGCCAGTAGCCATTCTCCTGATTGAGGAACTTGGAATCGAAATACTGGAATTTGTCACTACTAACCGGGATGTTGTCTGGGTCACTAGGGTCGTTGTAATACTGAGCCCTGAACTGCCCCTTGTCGAGGTACTTACCGCGCTTCTTGGACAATGCGGCTCGATCAAAGCCAAACCACTTACCATCCTTGCGCTGCTGACGTGGCCACAGGAACTGACCTGTGCCGTCCCCCATGTCCTCCACGGGGCGCTCTAGTATCTCGTAAATCTCTTCCTCACCAATGGGCTCACCCTCATCATTGAAGAGAATCTCTTTCATCTCCATGATGCTGTTGTACAAGTCCTTAGCGTGGTATCTTGTTCCTACTACCCACTCACGGGCATCAGAGCCCTCAATGGAGGAGAGTAGGGAGTATTGACTGGCCACCTTAGAGCGGCCATCTACTGTGAGTGCGTTCTCTGCTACAACAACGTCGTCAAGAACTGCAATATCACAGTGTAGTCCCGTGAGCTTCGTTGTGAGGCCACCAGTAAAGATAGAGGGGTCACGTACGTTCTCCTTCTTACGGAGAGGGTGGTCCAGAGAAACTTCTGAATTGGTCCACTTAGCACGCTTCCCCTCTTCTTTGTTAATGTGTTCTGGCCAGTACCGACGAAAGATGTCGCTGTCCATAATACCTTTGATGAATGTAAGCTGCTTCTCCGCTAGGTTGGAGGTAGCTGAAATGTATAGAACCCGTAAGGCAGGGTTCTTTGTGAGTTCCCAAGCTACCCGATAAGCTACAAGACGGGACTTACCGTGGTCTCGTGGAAACAACAACAACTGGAAGCTCTTAGCGTCTGGTCGTGTCCACCAAGAAAGAACCTCCTTGTGGCAACTACTGAGAACCTGAGAAGGAGCAACCAAATTGACAAAGAATTCGAGGTCGTTCTCTGCCGCTGTCCTAATCTCTTCAATAGTTGACATAGGGGTTCCTATCTTGTCTGTTTTTAAGGTCCCACAGGCCAAACGATAGTCTCAGGGAAACCTACTTGATCTGTGATGTCACGTAGAGCCTGCCGATAGGTAGCCCATACCTGCTTGTCGCGTGGGCTGTCTGCAAGTTGTGTGTAGTCGGACGCTGTTAGCAAAGCGTTGCGCTTGGCGCGGGCTTCTGTGGATACTTCTTCAAGCAGTTCAGCTTCTGTTCGGGGGGCTGGTAGCGCTCCGATTTCTGCCTCTGTCATATCAACCAAAACGCCATTTAAATACTTCTTCATTTTGCCACCCCATACATGCGCAAGGTTCCGCGACTAAATCCGCCGCCCTGAAAGCGCACCGCGTTAACAACCACTTCGAGGCAATACATGCCCACCACATTTGCAGAACCCGAACGATCATCGGTGATGCGCGATGCAGATCGCGACGTAACTGTTGTTGCATTTGCACCGCCTGCACCGTGCAACCAAAGATCACCATTTGTTGACCCCGTATTGACATAATTATCTAGCTCAATACGAAGCTGGGCGTCGCCGCCATCATCGGGTAACCCTGCAGCATTTGTTAGCGTAGACCAACCTTTGTAGGCATAGTTGGTGCTGGCAAAAGACGTGCCGCCATCGGTCGAAACGGTAAAGTCAAGATCGCCTGATCCCTTCAAATTCTCCCATGTGAAGAAATAAGACCCGTAAGCCGCCGCATCAAATGCCGTAAAATCAATAACCGAAACTGTCGCCCCAATTGTTGTGGTAGAGATTAGGACCATACCACTAGCGTTAGCCGCCACCGCCTGCCCCAACCGCTGCCCAGACACCTGCCCGAACACAGTTGACGTGTCGTCTTCAACCTGCACTTGTGTCAGTTCTGGAGGTGCTGGAATGTTGTCAATCTGAGTCTGGATGTTGCTAGTAACTCCATCAACGTAGTTAAGCTCTGTCACTGTGGCTGTAATGCCTGTGAGGGTGTTAAGCTCTGCTGTGGAGGCTGTGATACCATCAAGCACATTGATCTCTGTAGCTGTAGCACTGAGGCCAAGGTTAAAGAGTGATGTGGCTGCACTAGCTACGTCAGAGAGGTTGTTTACGGACTGGAGATCACCAGCACCTACGCCTGCTACACCCTTACTGGCAAACAACGCCCATTTACCATCACCTAAGTCCGTAGAAAACGTACCTGATGTGTGGGCTACTACACAAATGTATGTGGAGCCAGAATCTGTAGCGAGGTCATTCACTGCATATGCTGTAGCTGTGAGCCAAGTGCCAGTGTAGACGAGTAGTGTGTTGAGAACAGACTCAGCGTCTATTGCAGCACTAGCAGCAGATGCAGCAGCATTAGTTTCAGACGTTGCAGCGTTAGAAGCACTAGTCGCTGCTGCTGATACCTGAGTAGCTAGAGATGCACCACCAACCGTAATGTCTGAGGCAATAAGTGTGCCGCCATTGATGATGTCATTACCACCAAGGTCAAAGTCTGCCCCCATAGCATTTGGTACACTACCATCCAAGGACAGCGTGTTGTCAAAGCCATCACGAAGGGCCTCGAAGTTTGCATTGAGTTGTGTGTTGCTGGCATAACCAGAACTGATACTTGTGACTGTAGGTTTCTTAGCCATTGTGCTCTATTCCTTGTGGAGGGGCGCTACTGTTCGTGCTTGTTCGTCCTGACGGACTGTAGCGCACTACTGAAGCAATCCCTGCTCCTTGAGTCGCTGTATGTCGTCTGATACTGCTGAACGCTCAAAGGCCTCCTCAGCGGTCTCCTGTGCCTTCGCACGGGCTGCTCGCCCATCTGCTGTACGGACGCTCTTATTGGTCCAGTTCTCTTCGATCAGGTACTTTGCTGCTGTAAAGGCTGATTTGCCCTGAAGTGTTACTTCTTCAACTACAGCCTTAAAGCCGAGGGACTTGCGCTTTACATCCGCTTCCCTGCGCCATGCTTCGATCTGAACTACCAACCGTTTGTCAGAGTTCCTGATCTTATCCCATGCCGTCCATGATCCAAATACTGCTTGAGAGAAATTATATTCCGTCGGGTCCGCTACCGCCATATCGATAAAAATCTTGGATATGGGCACTAGGGTACGGCCCGACGGATGACTGCACTCGTCCTCTTTCAGTGTGAAGACTGCGTGTTCGTTGTTCTCGTATGTCAGTTCATAGAATAGGCTCTTTGTACGGATGACACCCTGCTCTGACTTGTACTGACTTGGTTGTAGTAGTGGCATGGTTCATCCTTCTTGAATGCTTTGTGGTGTTCGCCCTACACGAACTGTGGGGGGAGCCCCATACTGTAGTTCCACTTTAGAGTAAAGCCACTACTACACCCCACCTAAAAACAAAACTTAGGTAAGAACCAGTGAGAAACTTTAGAGTAACTTTAGTATACACTAATAGATAACAAAAAAGACGAAAAATATAACCCCCTAGTGTGAAAATAGTTTTGATTTAGTGTAAATAGTTTGGTAGTAGTAGTGGTTGTGTCTTTTATGCAACACTAAGGGTCTGGACTTGTGGTAGGAACACAACACTTCAGTCGCTACGCTCCTTCGTGCAGAATAAACTACACACAGGTAGTTGCTGTTAGGGTCCTTAGAACTCGTACTCAGGTTTTCGGGTAGTTTAACTTTGTAGGGTAGTATAACCTT